GTTTGTTATTATTAAACTACTATACTTTTTATATGCTATTAAATTATTATGTAAAAATAGCTTTGTTATTGGTGTTAATGAACATTCGTTACCATACCAAACTTGAGTATTATCTTTAGTAAAGTTTTCGTTATTATTAAATTTGTTTACTGCTTGTTTTGTTATTTGTCTCATAATTATAAGTTTTTTGCGTGTTGTCTCCAATAATCGAAGAATATTTCTATTTGCTCAATATCTTTATTAAATTCCTTTTGTTTCCCTCTTGCGTGTATATTTTCAATTAATTCATTTGTATGATATTCTAGTTTTTTTAAATCATCAATTAAATATCTTTGCATGGTTCTTAATCTTTTAATGTCTTCTTTGTGTGTCATAGTTTATTTACTTTAATTCTATTATCTAATAATTCTATTATTTTAAAGATGTGTTCTTGTTTCTGTTCTTTTGTTTCTGTTGTTTCCATCACTCTAATCCAAAAATGATTTGACTTCTTTGGGTTAAATATATCTTTTAATAAATTCCCAAACTTTCGCAAAGGTCTCACTGTTTTATATACTCTGTTTACTTTCATAATTATTTATTATTAAATTGATTTGCTATTGAATAAAACTCATAAGTTTCATATTTTAATTTGTATTCTTTACATCTAAAACAAAATAACTTTGAGCCTTTTTGCTCTTCAAACTTGAAGGCACATTTATTACATTTTCTCATATTATATCATTTATATTAATTCCATCTATATTAAAATAATACTCATTAGCTTCAATAGTTTCAATTACTGCTTCCTCAGATATTAAATAATCATATTCATTTGTTAAGGCAGTTAAGACTTCCTCAGCTATTAATTTTTTATAATATTGTTTGTCTCCTTTGTTTTTTAAATAATCCTCACATACATTAATAATATCCTCATCTCCAAAATTATTTATTACATTAACACAAAACTCATTTATATCATCTATAAAATCAATGTCAATTTCTTGTCTATAAATATCAAATGAATTTATCTTTAATCCCAAATCGTTAAATTCTTGATATACAAAGTCCCACCAATATTCATCATCAACATTTAAACTGCAATATTCTTGTAATACTTTTTCTTTTGCTTTTTCGTTTAGTTCGCTAAACTCATAAGCTTTTAATTCTATTGTTTTCATTATTCAATTACTTTAATTTCGTTATCAATTATTTTACCTTCCAAATCCACAATTGTGTATCCATGACTTTTTAACAGGTTAATTGATTTTCTTATCTGTTTAATTCTTTCTTGTATTCTGTAATGTTCGAATGTTTCACTTTCAATCCAGCTCATAATTTTATAGTTTTAATTGTTAATTTCGTTTAATGATTCTTTTATTAAATCCAAATACATCTTTTGCATTCTAGTATTTTCTTTAGTTACCATATAAATTATGGAGGCTAAATCCTTAAATAAGTCATCAGTATTCCAAACCAAACGTTTATCCTCTTCATAGTCAACGTATAGTTCACCATTGTTACAATGCAAAGTATGTGTGTTATTAATATAAGTGTGTCTTTTTGCAATATCTAATTGCATTTCTAATTGTTTAATCTTTTCTTTTTGTGTCATAATTATTTAATTTTAGGGTTACAAATGTCAATTAATGTTTGAGAATATCCTCTAAATATATTATTTAAAGTTTCCCTTTCGTTTTCTTTTAACCTTTTGGCTTTGCTTAAATTGTGTTTAAATTGTTTTTTGTTCATAGTGTTTTATTTAGTTATTAATTATTTTCTATTATTTCAAAATCCATTTCAAATATATAATTCTCAATTTCATCAGCATATTCTTTTAATATATAATTAAACATATATTGCAATAGTATTTCATCTTCTTTTATAACTTCATTGAATCCATTATAAAAACTTATAAAGCCATCATAGGATTTACTATTTTCATTTACATAATCTATGAATTCATTACTATTTAAATAAGTATCTTTTAATTTATTAAAGTCATTTTCATTAATTTCAACTTCTATCTTATCAGTAGTAAAATTGTAAAATTTAGGTGAATCTATTTGAATAAAATTTAAATCTAATTCTAACATATCATTCAAAGAATCAACAAACTCAATACAATAGTTATTGCAAGTTTCTTTATAATTTACTTTGTCTTCATCTATTTCAAAACATTCGATTTTGTTATCTATTGAATCAGAATGAATAGAATGATAAAATCCTCCAAAGTCTATTAAAAATCTTGTTTTGTTTAATGTCTCAGTCATAGTGTTTTATTTTTTGTTTACCCAAATATATAAACAAATAGTTAACAATTACAACTTGTTAACAAAACTTTAACATAATCAAAGTGTCCTTATTATTGCGTGTGCGTGTATACAAAAAATAATTGAGACTAGCAAAATATTTTTGGTTTGGCTAATGGAATATTAACAAAAGATATTTGAACAAAGGAAAGTTCTATCTATTTAGAATCATTTCAGATAAGAGAGTTTTGGCTCAATCAGAAAACCTACTATGTTTAACGACCTGCTATGTTTAAGAGTAGAGAAAAACCTACTATGTTTAAGAAGTAACCTACTATGTTTAATGATTACCTGATGACATACTTGCCAGAGTTCTGACCTTGTATAAGAAACATAAGTCCGTATCTGATAGCATCAATGTAGTGTTCATAACCTATGTTAGGTTTAGTATTTCTTTCTTGCCACACATAGTTATTAAGTTCTCTTACAATACCATGAGACTTTCTATCTACTACAATCTCATAGTCTTGCATTAAAGCAATACCAGAAAGTATACTACCTTTCTTTTTTATTGTAGGTCTTATGTTTAAGTCTCCCTTCTGTTTTATCTCTTTGATAAGTCTAGGTTCACTTGAGTCACATATAATTAAGTCAGCTCCACATTCCATCTTATTCTTCATTGCTATCTCTGTTGTAGACAATCCTGCTTTACCATAGATTTCTTTTACATACAACTTACCTAAAGCTCTATCTACTGATATTTTTACAAGCGTTGTCAAATCAACCGAAAATCCAAAATCTTGGCAATAACAGGTTGTTTCTGTTTGTATGTAATCTCCTACTCTCCAGTTCTTAAAGATAGCTCCTTCTGCTGCTGAAAGCCAGCCACCAAGTATCTGATGTTCATACTTGTCTGGTCTCTTTAATTTCATTTCAAATATCTGTTCTAAGAATGACTCAGATAAATTGTCTTTATTGTCTTTGTAACTCGTGTGTATGTATGTGGTTTTATTAGATGAACCATTCCAACCTGAGTTCACACCAGAAGTTTGAAAGAACCTTTGATATATCCAGTGTTCTTTAGTAGTTGGATTTAATATAAGTATACATCTATTCTGTTTAATCTGAGACCTTACAGAGAAATCAATCTTATCAAAAGAAGATTCATCTGTTAACTCTTCTGCTTCATCAATAACAAACGTTGTAACGCCATTTAGAGACTTCAGGGCAGCCGTTTGATTACCACTTGATGTTCTGATACCTTTGAAGATTATTGAGCTTCCTGTGGTCATATTTATAATCTCATCTTTAGTAATTCTAAAGTGGTCGTTTACTCCCATTAAATCTATCTTCTCTATAAACTCAGGAATAATAGAAGTCTGTGCTGATATCATTGTATACCTAGTAAACAAAACTTTATGTCCTTGTTCATAGGTTAATGATAATAAGAATACAGCTACACCAAAGGATTTACCAGAACCTCTACCTCCAGTACACACAAAGTATCTGCTCTTTGCAGTAAAAAGAGGACTGTATTTATCGTTTAACTTTAGGTTATTCATTATTTAATTCATCCATATCAACCTCTTCTGACTCTATATCTATTGTATCTTCTAGTTTTTCTACTTGATTAGTAGAAGCGTAGAAATTAATTACAGGAACATTTAACTTCTTGTTTGCATTATCTTCATTACCATCTTGAGGTTTACCATATCTATATTGCCATAGTAAATTCATGTGTGCAAAAGAATCCTTAGCTTGTTCTGCTAATGCTTTCCAAGCTTCCTCTTCACTACCAAATACATCTTTCATTGCATTAAGAGCATAAATAGATATTCTCTCTTTCTTTGCTGGTGTTAGTTGTGAAGATGATTTAATCAGTTGTTTCTTTGTTCCATACTTATCTCCTTTCTTTCTACCATTATTCTTTCTACCATCATTAGGTTTTATGTATGCTGAGTTTTGTTTTGCTCTTCCCATCTCTTATATAGTTTTGTAAATAGTTTCCATATCTCTTTACTAACTTCTTTGTTAGTATATATTTCTTTTGTTATTGCTTTCTTTTCACCAAGCTCTATACCAATCTTACATTTAGTTCCTTTATTGTTTTGAGGTATAGGATATATTTTATAACCCTTCTCAATACACCAGCTCTGAGCTTTAAGATTGTACAGTATCTCTCTCATAAAATACTCTCGTTACCTTAACAATAGTTTCTAGCTTATCACAAACTTCATTAATCTTTTCTTTTGGTATGCCTTCATATAAATCAACAAACCTTCTATCAAATAAACCTTCTTCTTTTATAGACTTAACTTCTTTTCTTAGACTTACATTTTCTTTTAATAGCCTTTCATAATTATCAAAGATAGTTTCATTAGTATTCTTATTAGAGAACTTGTAATCATTATATAAGTCTTCTAAGAACTTATCATAAAGAACTACAGAGTCAAATACTTTATTTATAGAGTGTACTACTGAAGCATGGTCCATGCCCATTGTTTGCCCTATGTCATCTAAGCTTAACTTAGTATATTCTCTACATAATTTAAAGTATACAGCTCTTGCATATACATAATTTCTCTTCCTTGTTCTTTTGCTTATATCAATGTTTAAACAGGATTCTATATAAGTTCTAATCCCTTTCGTTTGTAACGTCTTGTTTGATTTCATTTTCGTCTTCTTTAGTGTTATAGTTTAAATTTATTTCTCTTGTGTTCAGTTTGTCACTCATTACTGTTAACAACATAAACCCCATATATTCTATTGCTTTTTGTATTCCTGCACATTCCCAGTATAATTCCTGACTAGAGTATTCTTTCAATAGTTCCCTTAAATCATTTATAGACATACCATCTTCTAAATCATACATAGCAAGATTATAATATTCTTCCTTAGTAGCCTTGCCTTTACAGTGTTTCATGTGTTACATAATTATCCAGATTAGGTATTTCATCTTGAAAGAAATACTTGTACTGTTCTATTGCCATCTCAAGCTTTTCTGTTCCAGTTCTTATAAACTCATCTGAACAATCGCATAT